GGGCCACGCCCTCCTCCGCCGCGCGGCGGCCCGCGCGGGCGTCATCCTCCGCCTCCCGCCGCTGCCGCTCGGCCGCGTCCATGCCCGCCTGCCGCGCGCGGGCCAGCGCGAACAGCGCCCCCACCACCGCCACGCCGGCCACCACCGCGTAGCCCCAGACGCGCGCCCACAGCTGCCCCGCCCATGCCCAGATCACCCCTGCCACCGGATCAGCCCGCGCGCCTGGTGCCACTGCCACGCGGCCTCGCAGTGGCCCGGCTCATTGAGCGCATCCACCACGCGCACCCGGGCCGCGCCGTCCCACCGGCCGGCCAGGCGACGCCGCCAGCTGTCGGCCGAGAACGTCGTGTCCCCGGCGCCCGTGGTCAGTGCCGACAGCAGGCGGGAGAGGGCGCGCCCCACCTCGGTCCGCCGGTCCGCGCGGCCCAGCGCCAGCACCGGCAGCGCCGCGGCCGCCAGCGCCAGCAGCGCCAGCGGGAAGCCCAGCGCGGCCGCCGCGCGCCTCACGCGGTGGCCAGGCCCGGCAGCTCGCGCGGGGCGCCCTGCGGGTCGATCACGTCGGCCTCGGGCTCCTCCACGCGCCGCCGCTCAAGCCGCTGCCAGATGAAGTAGCCCACCGCCACTGCGATCACCACCAGGGCCAGCGGCAGCGCCATGTGCTGCAGCACGCCGATGTGCGGCAGCAGGTCGGTCACCGTCACGGCCGCCGCGGCCGCGGCGCCGACGCCGGTGGCCGCGCGCACCGTGCCCGTCTGCGCCACCGGCGCCGGCGTGCGGGACAGCGCGGCGCGGATGCCCTCCACCCACGCGCCATCGGGCACCAGGGCCACGCCGGCCTCGGTGATCTCCATCCGCGCCATCGCGCGCAGCAGCCGCTGCAGCACCTCGGGGTCGCGCGTGTCCAGCACCTGGTCCGCGCCCCAGCCCGTCCACTCCGCCACCTTTGCGATGTAGCCGGCGGTGTGGTTCTCGTTGCTGGGTGCCCAGCGGGAAACGATGCCGCGGATGGTGCGCAGCCGGTACCGCTCGGCATAGGTCAGCGCCACCAGGTGGGCGGCGGCGCGGATGCCCGAGGAGAACGTGTCGAACACCGCGAACCGCGCCTCGCCGGCGGCGTTCGGCGGCTCAAGGCCCACCTGCCCGACCCAGCGGTTGTGGGCGTGGAAGTCGATGTTGAGGGGGTTGCGGTTGCGCACGCCCCGGATTTCCGCGGCCATCGTCATGCTCCTACGGTGAAGGCCATGTCCTGCCGCCGGTGCAGCGGCATCCCCACGCGCAGTCCTGCGCGCATCGCGGGGTGGGGGCCGGCGGTGTCGGTGTTGTCGCGCACCAGCACTGGCGCGACAGCGTGAAGGTCTACCACCGCCTGGGCCGCGAGATCGGCAAGGCGATCGGGTTCGACAACGCGCCCGCGAC